TGATTGTCAACGTAACCACTGACTACTCGTTGATTAATCTTTATGGTATTGTCTAAGGGGGTATAACCAATGGTTGATCAAGCAGCATTAGTAGGAGAAAACTTAGGGTGGGCTGTAGAAACTGCAGTTACCCTAGGTAACACTGCTACTACACACGTAGTTTGCACTGACGCTAAGATGGTGCTTATTGAGACAAGTCACGCTTTAGATATAGGTTTTGCTGCAGCAGAGGCTGACATTACTGATAATGATATTATGTTACCTGCTGGTGTACATACTCTTGTCGTACCTAAAGCTATAGGCAATGCTACTATTCTAAACTATAGACGGGGTAGTGGTTCAAGTACATTAGTACGTGTAATCTTATCGTAAGGAAGCAACATGGCCGCTAAATTTTTTCCTACTAAAACTGTCCATAATAAAAATGGCTACAGTATTGGCGGTGATGTTACGTCTGATCGTGATTACAAACGAGAACGTGAACTCCAAAGCACTCCTGTTGAGTTAGCTAATAATGCTTCTCGCAAAAGAGCAAGACGTGCTTTGGAGAAAAACGGTACTGTACATAAAGGTGATGGAAGGGATGTGGATCATAATGATGGCAACCCTATGAACAATTCTATGAGGAATCTGTCTGTTAAGAATAAAACAAATAACAGATCATTCCCTAGAAATAAAAACGCTGGTAAGGCATAAAAAAAGGAAGTAATAAAATGGCATCTTTTGGAGAGGCATTTAAAGCAGCTCGCAAGAAATTTGAAAATTCAGGTAGTGCAGGTGATTTTGTATTTACTTGGAAAGGCAATAAGTATAACGTGCTTAAAAAAGGTGAGTCTAAAAAAGGTGCAATGAAAAAGTTTTCTGTACCTAAAACGTCTTTGCGTCCTAAGTTACGACCTAAAGCTGTACCAGCGCAAGAAGCACCAAAGAAAAAAGACGCAATTAGTAAAGAGCAAAGAGCTAGGCAAGCTACTCTCCCTAAAACTGGTAGGGCTTTAAATAATAGCGCAATGTCCCCTGCTCAACAAATTGAAAAGTTACGAAAAGATATAGCAAAAGCTCAAAAAGATAGTGCTGCTAAACGTGATGCTATAAAAAAGGCTCAAGCAGAAGCTGATAAACTTCTTGCTCAGACGCGCCCTGATTCTGGTGTTTTTAAAAGCTTAAATAAAGACTTGAATGCACAAAGAAAGGCGTCATCTGCAGAACGAAGAGGTCCACCCTCTGCACCTGTAGCCAACTCAGGTAAAGGTGGTAAAAATAAACCTATTAAACGCAAGCTTGTTACTGATTCTGGTGTATTAAAAAGCTTAGATAAAGACCTTGTAGCACAAAGATTGGCCTCTTCAGCAAAACGAAGAGGCCCACCCTCTACCCCTGTTAAAAAACGTAGAGATAGTAAAGACAATCAAAGCCAATCACAGTCTGGTATTTCGGCTAACGCAGAAAATACTTTAAAAGCAAGGTTACGTCAGAGGGAGGCAGACAAACGACAGAGGGAAAAAGACAGACGCAATAAGGCACGTAGTGAAGCTGCAAGATTAGAAAAAGGTTTAAATTCTAAACCTGCTGAAAGACCACGCAGTAACACCCGTTTTCCTGTAGGTGAGGTATCTAGCTCACGCGGTCGTGGAGACCCAGATAAGATTCGTGCTGGTGATGAAAAGAATGCTTTAGACACAGCAGCAGAAAGACGCGCCATAGAAAAACTCATGAATATGAACAAAGGTGGAATGACTAAAAAGTCAGGCTATAAGTATGGTGGCTTGGCTACTACAAATAAGCCTAAAGCTGTAGGTAAAGTAGGTAAAAAACCAATGGTTATGAAGGATGGCAAGAAAATCCCAGCATACGCTGCAGATGGTATTGGAAAAATGAATATGGGCGGCATGGCTAAGAAGAAAACTGGCTATATGTATGGTGGCATGGCTACTACGAAAAAACCTGCTACTAAAATGATGGGCGGTGGCATGACTAAAAAGAAAACAATGACTTACAACATGGGTGGCATGGTCAAATCCCAAGTCAACAATTTGAAAGGGAAGAAATAATGGCCTTACCTATTCTATACATGGTAGGAAGCATGGTAGTTCGCGCTGCTGCTCCTGCAATAATGCGTCAATTGGCTACTTTAGGAGCTAAAAAACTAGGCAAAAAAGCAGTAGAAACAATAGTTAAAAAAGGCACAAAGATTGTTACGCCTAACGCTGGTAATATTTCAACTATTGCTAAAAATGCTAGAACTGCTGCAAATAAGGTAGTATCTAAAACTAAACCTAAACCACAGAATAAACCTAAGCAAGGTCCACGTGTCCCTAGAGAGGGTGATAAGAACTTTGTAGGAGCTTCGCGTCCCAAGCAAGGCCCACGTATCCCTAGAGAGGGTGATAAGAACTTTGTAGGAGCATCACGCCCCAAGCAGGGTCCAAAACCTATGCAAGGCCCACCCAACGTAACTAAGTTTCAAAAGGTAAAGCCAAAGCCAAAAACATCTACTGCAAATACCGTTAAAAAGGCTGCAGTACTAACTGCAAGTATTGCTAGTGTAGGTTTAAATTCAGACGCAAAGAAACCTGCAGCACCAAAGAAAAAAATAACTAAACCAGACCTCCAAGCTTTTTCAGGTTCAACAGATCGTAAAGCTGCCCCTAGACCCAAACCTAAAGCTGATCCCGGAAGACAGACTAATCCTATTCCTATTAATAAGCCTACTAATAAACCTACTAATAAACCTACTGATAAGCCCATGACTCTTAGGACTTACTTAAATACGGCTATTGATAAACGAGGGTCTACTTTGTCAAAAGAAAAAGCTAAAGGTAAGAATTTTAAGAGTATTGCTGCGGCTAAAAAGGGCAAAAGCTTGTACTACATGAAGGGCGATAAAGTTATGGCGGCTGTATACAAAGAAGACCTTAAAAAATAATCCTTGACACAACTAATCTTCCCTGCTACTATTACGGTGGGGATGTTATTTTAAACTTCGCATAGCGGGGTTGCAATTATAGCTGTATAAATTTTAACTTGAGCATGGTATAACTGTCTTTGTGGTCAAACATAAGGAGAGATACCATGTTCAAGAAATTTATTAAATTAATTCAAGAATACCAAATGCGTAGGGTAGACTACTGGCAACTTATTAATATGTCAGATTTTGCTCTCAGAGATATTGGAGTTACCCGTGGCGAAATCAAGCAAAAGCTCTACGGCAAAGACCAAGGCTAAACCAAAAGCTAAGTCTAAGGTAAATGAAGCGGGTAATTATACTAAACCAGCTTTGCGTAAGCGTCTTTTTGAACGGATTAAAGCTGGTACTAAAGGTGGTGCGGCAGGTCAATGGTCTGCACGTAAAGCACAGATGCTTGCTAAAGCCTACAAAGAAGCTGGTGGGGGTTATAAATAGTAATGCCTAAAGATCCAAAATTAGGCACAGGTAAGAAACCTAAAGGTAGTGGCAGAAGGCTTTATACTGATGAGAATCCTAAAGATACTGTTAGTATAAAGTTTGCTACTGTCAAAGATGCTAAAGAAACTATAGCTAAAGTAAAAAGAATAAAGAAACCGTATGCACGTAAGATACAAATACTAACAGTATTAGAACAACGTGCTAAGGTTATGGGTAAGACTGAAATTGTAAAGCTTGCAAAGCAAGCAAAGCTACAATTAAAAAAACAAGAGGGTAAAAAACAATGAAGGGTGTAAAGCATTATAAGAAGGACGGTACTGAGCATAAAGGCAATACTCACAAGATGCCTGACGGTTCTTTGCACACTGGTAAAGTTCACAGTAAAACAAGTGTAAAACTTTTTCATGCAAAAGACTTAAGCAAAACCGTACAAGCTAAGTTAAAAAAAAAGTAGTTAAAATGAAAGACGGTGGATTGGCTGCAAGTCAAAAAAGCCTTAAGTCATGGACTAAGCAGGATTGGAGAACTAAGAGTGGTAAACCTTCTACGCAAGGTTCAAAAGCTACAGGAGAACGCTACCTTCCAGCTAATGCTATTACGGCTATGGGTTCTGGGGCGTATGATGCTTCTTCAGCTAAAAAAAGAGCAGATACAGCAAAAGGTAAGCAGTTCTCTAAGCAGCCTAAAAAAGCGGCTAAAGCTGCCAAGCCGTACAGAAAGATGACATGAAAAACTTAACAGAAAAACAACAGAAATTTATTGATGTTTTATTTGAAGAGGCTCAAGGTAATCCTGTAGAGGCTAAACGTCTTGCTGGTTACGCAGATTCAGTATCTTCTACAAGCATTACAGGTGTGCTTCATGATGAAATTTATGAGGCTACTAAGCGTTACATTGCTGCCTCTGGCACACGTGTTGCTTATGGTATGATGGAAGTGTTTAATGACCCTACTCAACTAGGTAATAAAGAAAAGATAGCAGTAGCTAAAGACTTTCTTGACCGAGCAGGGTTTGTAAAGACAGATAAAATAGAAGTAAAGACTGAAAGTCCTTTGTTTATTTTACCCGCTAAAAATGAAAACTAATAAAACTTGGAGACTACCTCCACCAGAAAAACTAAGTAGTGGTCTTAAATGGTTTCCTGTCGTAAGAGTAGGTAGGGTAGTGCCTTTTGGTTATGAACAAGACCCTAATGACGAAGACATACTATTACCTTTAACTGAAGAATTAGAAACACTAGAGTTAGCAAAAAAACATCTTAAACAATACAGTTA